GCAGTCCATGGAGAATGTCATTGTCAAAATCATTGATCTGGAAAACGAGATCAACGAGGACATAGATACGCTGGTGGATTTGAAGCGGGAAATCGTCGGTGTTATCAAACGGATCGACAACCCGGAATACCAGACGCTGTTGGAGCTGCGGTATCTGTGCTTCTACTCGTGGGAGAAGGTGGCCGTGGAGATGGAATATGACCTGCGCTATCTCCACAAGCTCCACCGGAAGGCTTTGGAGCAATGCTCGGCCTTTGTCCCGGCTGGGAAATAAATAATAAAGTGGGCTCATGTCAGTACGATATGAGCCCACTTTATTATTTATTATTACTGGCAATCAATTCTTGAATAACATGCGGCTTCCAAACGCGTCCTAACTGAGCATCACCTTTTGTTTCATTATCAGCTCCAATTCTTCCTGAATAGACTCCGACGAATTTAGTCCAATGTCTGCTTACTTTTCTTTCCTTTTCGTTTATCATTGTTATGGGTCTATCCTTGTAAAGAACCACAGGAGAGCCTGACATGCCCGTCCTTGTTGCCGTATCCGCGAAAAAGTACGGGAGATTTTCCACATCCAATTCTGGTTCGCTGGCCACACTTGCTTTTTTCCAAATGGGTATGTAACCTGTTTGTTTTCCAAAAGGAAAACCAATTATAAAGATTTCCGATGTAATTTCAAAGGGAACCTTTTCGTTAAAGGGCTCCTCAGCTTCTTCTATAGTGGTAATAACACCTTTCGTTTCTTTCAGCGGGACTAATGCAACATCTATCATCCGCCCATTTTCTTGCTTTTCATACCATAATCTGTTGTCATCTTCGTCGAACAAGTCAACATCCATGTAAAAATCATCATCAAAACTAAGAGTGGAATTGGAGCCTTGTTTGGGTACATAAACTCGAAGCTTGTTCGGTACACCTCCTGTTGGACTCATAACAACATTAGTATCAGCATTTCTGCCACTTACCACATGCCAATTTGTTACCAAATAAATTTTTTCATCCTGTTGAGTAAAAAAACAAGTCGCATTAGATAACTTTTTGTCATTAAATAGTATATCTACATAGTACGAAGTCAAAGAATATGGATTTATAGTAATTGCCTTTTCTGCTTCCACGGCTAAATCCTCCTTATAGTTTTTTATATTGTACCACAGAAGCATAATGACTTCAAAATCTCTTTGAAAGAGGACACTAAAAGACATAGAAAGACACTATGGAAATCTGGTAATATTACAATAGCAACAAAGAAAAAATGCAGCGGCCTTCGCAGGAAAATCTGCGGAGGCTTTCTTTTTGCCCGGAAGGAGGCGGCAGCCTGTATGCCATACAAACCCAAGCGCCCCTGTTCCTATCCCGGCTGCCCGCGCTTGACCACCGGGCGCTATTGCGAGGAACACCAGAAAATCATCACGGCGCATTACAACAAGCACCAGCGCGATCCGGCCAGCCGTCGCCGGTATGGCCGCGCATGGAAGCGGATTCGTGACCGCTATATCGCAGCCCACCCATTGTGCGAGCAATGCAAGCGGGCCGGTAAGATAACCCCTGCCGAGGAAGTCCACCATATCCTGCCGCTGTCTAAGGGCGGCACCCATGTGGAAAGTAATCTCATGGCCCTATGTAAGCGGTGCCATTCTGAGATCACCGCCCGCGAGGGTGGCCGGTGGGGCTGAAATTCTTTTGAGAAATAAGGCAAATAGAGCTTGCAATCCCCCGTTAGTCTGGTAATCTGTCAGCACATCAAAGAAAGGCGGTATTACCATGAGAAACGAGAACAGCCTCAAGGCCCGCGTACAGCGCGACGCAGAATTTTTCAGGCACCTGCTTGCAGATGTACCCGCAAGGAAGGTGCTGGCTATGGCCCAGCAGAATTACCCCGAAGCCTCCATGTATGAGGAGCGCACCGGGCGCATCTATTTTGCAGCCAATACGGATGGCTGGTTCCGCTGGGTGGAGCTGGTCGGCGGGCAGGTCATGTTCCGCACCGTATATATCCCCAGCAAAGAGGATGACGAGTAATGAAGATCACCATTAAGCAGCTCGGCCAGTATCCTTGGCGGGAAGGTACGATTGAAGGCCACCATTTTCAGGCGGCGGTCTATGACGAGCCATCGGTGTATGGTATCAACGAGGGCCGTATCAGCAAGCTCATGGTTTGGGACGAAGCCAAGCGGCAGGGCCGCCGAGGCTATTCCCGCACCTCCCTTATGAACTATGACCGGGGCTGGGATATTGAGCCGGAGGCCCGGCACAAAGCATTGATAGACGCGCTGGTTTCCTATCTGGAAAACCTGCCGCCATACGAAAATTAAAGAACTGCGGCCATCGCCCATGCGGGCGGTGGTTTTTTGTTGCCCCTCCGGGGGTAAGAAAATCTCTACGTCCGGCGCGGCGGGCAGCGGGCGTGGGCTATCGCGCGAAAAATCGCGCTTTCAAGTGGGGTATATACCCCACAATTTCAAAGAGAGGAGGTGGCGGCCATGGCAAACGGCCACGGAGGCGCTCGTATCGGCGCTGGACAGAAGAAAAAGGCGCTGTCGGATAAGCTGGTCGAGGGCAATCCGGGGAAACGGAAATTGACGGTCATGGAGTTTACAGATACCGCCGACCTCCAAGGGGAAACGATGCCGCCGCCCCGCGACTATCTGGCGGCGCGGCAGAAAAACGGAAAAGAGCTGCTGGCGGTTGAGGTCTATGAGCGCACATGGACGTGGCTCCACGAGCGGGGCTGCGCCCATTTGATACCCGCTCAGATTTTGGAGCAGTACGCCATGGCAATCTCCCGCTGGATACAGTGCGAGGAATGTATCACCGAGTATGGCTTTCTGGCAAAGCACCCCACCACGGGGAACGCCATTCCCTCGCCTTATGTTTCCATGAGCCAGAGCTTTTCCAAGCAGGCCAACAACCTGTGGTTCCAAATCTATCAGGTCGTCCGGGAGAACTGCTCCACCGAGTACAAAGGGGCTACTCCGCACGACGATATGATGGAACGCCTGCTTTCTGCCCGGCGCGGCGGTTAAAACATAATTTTATTCAGGAGGTCGTTTATGAATATCATACAGCTCCCCTTGGGGGAGGTTCACCCATACAAGAACAATCCGCGAAAGAATGACGGGGCCGTGGATGCGGTGGCGGAAAGCATCAGGCAGTACGGCTTTCTCGTCCCGCTGGTGATTTCCGCCGACCATGAAATCATCACCGGCCACACCCGCTTCAAGGCGGCGAAAAAGCTGGGCCTTTCTTCCGTCCCCTGCGTCATAGCCGACGAGTTGACGGAGGAACAAATCAAGGCCTTCCGGCTGGTGGATAACAAGGTCGGCGAGCTGGCCGAGTGGGACGTTGACCTGCTGCCGCTGGAATTGGCGGATATTGCGCAGGATTTGAGTCCCTTCGGTTTTGAAACCATCTCGGAGGACGAATTTGGAGAGGAATTTACGCTGGACTCCGGCGAGAAAAAGCCCTATCAGCAGATCAGCCTGACCCTGCACGACAAGCAGGCCGAGCTGATCCTTGCCTGTATTGATTACGTCCACACCCATGGCGAGGTGAAAGAAACCTTCGGCAACGAAAACCACAAGGGCAACGGAGTCTATGAGGTGGTGCGTCAATGGGCAGAGCAAAAGAAATTAGTCTGAAAGTGATCCCCGGCAAGGTGGCAAATCCTTTTGTGCGCCGCCACCATTACAGCGGCACCGTGGTGAATAATAGCTGCCTGCACTTCGGGGTATTTCTGGACGGGCAGCTCCATGGGGTTATGTCTTATGGGCCGAGCCTCAATAAATCCAAAATCCTGCCACTGGTGGCAGGCACCGGCTGGAACGAATATCTGGAATTGAACCGGATGGCCTTTGACAGCGTCCTCCCGCGCAATTCCGAGAGCCGGGCCATTTCTCTGAGCATCCGGCTATTGAAAAAGTACGCGCCCCATGTGAAGTGGATCGTGAGCTTTGCCGATGCCTGCTCCTGCGGGGACGGGGCCATCTACCGGGCCAGCAATTTTGTCCTCACCGGCATTAAGGAAAACGAGGCCATCTGCCTTTTGCCGGACGGGAGCAAAATCCACAAGCTGACGTTGGAATCCCGGCCCAAGGCTCCCCGCCCGGAGCTGGGCGGGCGCTCCTTCTTCGATGTGACGGACGGAGGCTTTGCGTGGAAGAAATACATGGAGGCGGCGGGCGGTGTCCTGCTGCCGGGCTACCAACTCCGGTATATTTACTTCATCGACAAATCCATGCGCCGCCATTTGACGGTGCCGGAAATCCCTTACTCCCGGATCGACGAGCTGGGGGCCGGGATGTATAAGGGCGAAAAAATCACGTTGGCCGAGCGCCATGTGGGAAAGGAGGCGGACAATGGGCCGGGCAAAAGAAATTGTGATGCGGGTGATCCCCACCAAGGTGGCGACCCCGTTTATGAAGGCGCATCATTACAGCGGCAAGGTCGTGAATAACAGCACGCTCCACTTTGGCGTATTTCTGGATGGGAACCTTCACGGGGTTATGAGCTATGGCCCCAGCCTCGATAAGTCAAAAATCATCGGTCTGGTAAAGGATACCGGCTGGAATGAATTTCTGGAACTGAACCGGATGGCCTTTGACAGCTACCTTCCCCGTAATTCTGAGAGCCGGGCCATTTCCATGAGCCTGCGGCTCATTAAGAAATACGCTCCGCAGATTAAGTGGGTTATCAGCTTCGCCGATGCCTGCTCCTGCGGCGACGGTACGATCTACCGGGCCAGCAATTTTGTCCTGACCGGTATCAAGGAAAATCTGAACCTTGCGGAGCTGCCCGATGGCACCCGCGTCCACAAAATGACGCTGGCGAGCAATCCCACTTCTCCCCGCAAGGAGCTGGGCGGCCTGACCTTCTTCGATGTGACGGGCGGCACCTATAATTTCAAGAAGTATCTGGACTATGTGGGGGCCACCCCGATCCCCGGCTTTCAGCTCCGGTACATTTACTTCATCGACAAATCGAAGCGCAAGGATTTGACGGTGCCGGAGATTCCATTCTCCAAAATCGACGAGCTGGGCGCTGGAATGTATAAGGGTGAGAAAATCACCTTTGCCGAGCGGCACAGCAAGGTTACGCCGGAGGAATGACCTCCGGCCATTATGCGCGGGTAGGCTAACGGCAGACCGCCCACAAACCGGTGGGAAGCGGCGGTTCAACTCCGTCCTCCGCGCTCCAAAAATAACGCCCTTGCTTTTTGGCGGTGTCCAGAGTAATCTGTCATCACATTCTGAAAGCGAGGGATTTTGATATGAGCGAAAGCTATTTGAAGATTGGCAGCTATACACCGGAAACCGAGGATCAGGAAGCCGTCATTGACCGTGGATATTACCGGCAGGGCTGGATTTTCAAGGACGAAGAAGCCTTCCGCCTCTACCCGGAGCGGGTATGCTATGTGCCGGAGCTTTCTGACGAGGGATATACCCGGCAGGATTTTCTGGCTATGTGTAACGGGCAGGAGGAAGTAGCTACCCTGCTTTTTGAATCGGTTGATTGGCAAAGCCCGGAAACCTTATTGAACGAGCTGTATGATA